TACGCCGCTTGTGTTATTTGCGCTAGGTGAACCAGCAAGCGTAGTCAGTCCACCAATGGTGACATTACCGCTGGAATCAACGACGCTACCAGTAGCACCAGCATTACTGCCTGCATTGTTATAAGTTAGTTGACCGGAGGACCCAGCAACTAATGCGACCGTGCCAGTTGCATCCGGGAAGCTGATTGTGCGATTTTGGGTTGGAGTGACGCACTGAACGGTAGTAGTAAAACTTCCACCATCATCTAAGTTAATATCGCCATTAACTTCAACCGAATCAAACACCCCATCAGGGCTGTCTGTAATGTCAAAATTACCAGTGAATGGATTAAATTTATAGCCCATCGTTCTTAGCTCCTTGTTACAGAAAGAAGAGTGGCTCCACTATAAGCAAGAGTGAGGCTACCTACACTTGTACCGCCAGACCCTCCTGTTTTATAATTTACGCCAGTCAAAGTAGAACCACTATAAGACAATGCAATATAATCATGCTCAGGAATGCTAAGGCCTTGAACGATAGGCAAAGGATTGCCACTATCATTCATCACCTCTACTTCGGCGCTCATGGTCACGCCGCTAATAGTCACGCCACTGGCAAAAGCCACGGGCACCGGACCACCGTTTAGGTCTCCGCGAATCAAGAGAGCTTCATATTGCTCTCCATTGATTATCCTTTGCGCCATGTTCCTAAGCAGTTTTTTTCATGCTAGCGAAGCAAGACTTTAGCTTGCGGCTGTCACAATTCTACAACGGAAATCAATGTGGAACCACTGTAAACTAATTGATAGCTTGCAATTAAAGTGCCACCACTTCCGCCTTGTCTGTAATCTAATTGAGTGAGAGTATTGCCACTATAAGTGAAGCTTGCATAATCATAAGGAACGCCACTAGGATACGATGCGGCAATAATAGTATTTCCGCTATAAGTTAAATTAACTTGCGTAAAAGAAGGTAAAGGAAGGGGATTTGCAATCACCCATTCAGTGTCATAATCTGCATTGCTAGCTTTAGCTAATAATTGCCCCGTTGTACCACCACTTGGCACTCCTTGACCGCTTGTCCCTTGAAGGCCTGGCACTGCAACAACAATTTGCGTCTCATCAGGAGCTGCTAGCGCCAATTGGGCAGCCAGTTGAGTGGGCTGCTGATTGATAACAGCAAGTTGCACGTCAGCCATGAATCAATTCCGAGAATAGGTGTTCTGAACAGTGGCCACTCCAGTGAGCCAATAATAACGCTCTCCACTTGGACTAGTTAAGCTAACGTCATAGCCATATCTTCCTGCGCTAATTCCAGAACTAACCGTTGGCGTCATTACAAGCTGAAATTGACCATTTTCTGCGTCGGTGATTGCTGGCGTGAAAGTGGCAATAGCCTCATTTGTAGTAAGTCCCTTAATATCGCTATCTACCGTATAACCAGAAAGACTAATCGGAGATGCAGAATAGAACACACCACTCGCCGTGCCAGAGGCGGTAATTGAACTACCACCGCTAGCAGTGGCCACATAAAAAACGTCGCTTGTTAATCCGCTGGCAATGACATAATAAACTGTATTTAAAGACAGGCCACATGGCACCATAGGATCAGTGCTTCCCGATGGAGGCGAAGCAGTAAATACCACTTTATTGCCATTCGCGTAGCCATGGCAAGACAGAGAAAATCGAGGCACCCCGCCACTGGTTGTAATAGCATTTAATGTTTGACGATTTTGCGTGGCACGGAAAGATGCTTTCCATGTGGCATTTTGCAAAATTACAATGTCATAACTGGCGGGGTAGATCATCCCACTCCTTTCCATTTTCCGGCATCTTTATTCTATGCTAAAAATATCTACTAAGCCTTGCTAGCTCCTATCTATATTCAATTAATGTCCAACGTCCAAGCAGGTAAGCTGGCGGATTATTCAGATTTCCATTTGACATAAATCTAATTGTCGTCGTATTAAGCATAATCGCCGTGGGGATAAACATCGGAACGCTTCCATTTAAAAAATAAGCTGGCTGGTAAGCAAAATTAGTCGTTTTTGCCGCACCAGCAAATTGAATGACGCACTTAGAAGTGTCAGCAACTGCGTTAACCGTAATATCCCAGCGAAGATAATCTTCTGCAGATATAGTGCCAGAAACACTGGTATATAACAAATTATTTACATAGCCAGTTTGGATGCTCCTAACTCCTCCTCCAGTGAATTGACTTAAAACGCTCATTAGATGATCCTCCAACCACGAGTGGCATCAACATATTTTAACAGCACAGAAATATTTCCATTATCAATTGTTAAATCGTCGGCAATGCCCATGATATGCTCAAAATTACGAGCCACAAGAGTGTTTGTAAAAGTTCCTGCAATGCTAATGCCAACAGTTGTCCCTGACGCCGGAGATGCAGGCAATGTCAAAGTGATGCCACTAGTTACAGCAGTGCAAAATTCATTAGCAACTAATGTTTTATGTCCACTAGCAACAGTAACGCTACCACCAAGCAACGCTTGACCGGTGGACATTGCAGTTTGAACAAACGCAGTGGTGGCAAGTTCAGTAGTATTAGTGCCAGGCGATGCAGTAATGCCAGAGACGGCTCCAGTGAAAATACCACCAGCTTTCGGAATGGCAGCATTCGCAAGATCATATGCAGTCTTCACTGCATTTGGAGTGGCTGCAGTGGTTGTGCTAGTGCTGCTAATTGAATCATTTAAAACAACCACACCGCTAGCAGAAGTTGTTGCAGCTTCAATCTTGGTCCCGCTAATCGCCGCAGTTGCACTAATATCAGCATTGACAATAGTACCATCCGCAATCATTGCACTAGTAACAGTGCCGCTATCTCCCGTTGTAATAATTGTTCCCGATGCATTGGGCAAGGAAATGTTTCTAGCGGCAGATGGATTGACAATGGAAAGAGTGGTATTAAAAGAGCTCCCTTGAAAGACGACGCTGCTTGAACTATTAAGTTGCAAGTTGCCTGTCATCGTTCCGCCTGACTTGGGCAAAGCTGCATTTGCCAAATCCCAAGCGCTCTTCACTGCTGTTGCTGTGGCCGCTACTGTGCTGCTAGTCGTAGACGTGCTATCAGTAAGTTGAACAATGCCAGCCGCACCAGTTGAAGCCGCGCCAATGGTAATAGTTGGAGTGGTAGTTGCGTTGGAAACACTTAATGGACTAACGCCACTCACGCTAGTAACAGTGCCCGCAGTTACTGTACCCCATTTAACACCACCACCGGCAGTTGAATCTGCAATCAATGCCTGGCCATTTGTGCCAATTGGAAGCTTGACTAAAGTGGTTCCAGATCCAACTAGTAGATCACCTTGTGTATAAGAACTAAAGCCAGTGCCACCACGAGCAGTAGCTAATGTTCCACTAGTAATATTACCCGCATTTCTGCATTCAGTGCTAACTTCTTCGACGGCTGCTTGAATATTGGTGGCACTAATATCAGAAGTGGAGGCGAAGCTAATTCCGGCAGCATTCTGGTTAACATATGAACTACTAACATCCACTTCATACCAGGCACTGCCGTCTGAAATGATCAAATCAGGAGGCACTAAAGCTACATTTGGAGCATTCCCGCTTCCAACACCACTAGCATTAACCAGGAAATAATACCCCGAATTACCGCTAGATGCTGCAGGAATAATTCCAGAAATAGTAAAGCCGGATACTGCTGAGCCTGGACCAGTCAGCGAGACAATTTTATTTGTCCCTGCATTGTAAAGACCAGCCAGAACAATAGCACCAGCAGTTACGCTAATTGGCTGCCAAACGTTTGAGTCCCAAACATAAGTGTCTTTATTAATGGGATCGTAGAAAAATTGTCCAACAAATTCGCCAGTTGATGGGCGAGTTTCTCCAAAATTACAAACAATCCTATCCGCAATCTTTGTGCCGTTAATGGCATCATCTGCAATAAAATTAGTCCCAAAAGTTCCAGTGGTGATTTTGCTTGCATCAAGCAATGGAATGTCGCCAGCAACAAGAGCGGTAGTGCCAGCAGTAACATGGCCGTTGCCATCTACTGTTACTCTATAGTAATTACCACTTGCAACACTAGAGCTATGATCAATGATGCCATTCGCATTGATTGTTAATCCGCTGCCAGGACGTGCAATGCCAAGCGAAGCATTAGTGGCAACTGGTAAATCGCTAGTTTGAATGGAGCGGAAAGTTGGCGATGCATCTGAACCACTGGCTGGACCAGCAAAAAAGCGAGCTGCTGCTTGTGTATTTAACTGTCCAGAAATTGTTGCCGTATTAGCAACGCTGGAATCAATGTTATAAGCAAATAAAACATCTGGCGAGGCATTAATTGTTGTCAGGCCAGCTTGCTGGCGCCAGTTTTCTCCGGTCCAAGTGTATTCAATGTTGGTGGTTGAATTAAAATATTGTTGCCCAATAAAAGCACCACTTCCCGTGGGAGCAATGGTTGCAACAATAGCAGCAGAACCATCCGCTAATTTAGCCGCTGTAACTGCGTCATTGGCAATTTTGACAGACGTGACATTACTATCAGCAATTTTTGCCGTAGTAATGGCATTGTTCGCAATAGTAGTTGCAATGCCTGAAGTGCCAGTTCCAGTGAGATCACCAGAAAGAACAATGGTTTGATCGCCTGTATTTGTTCCACTAACAGTAGCTCCATTTGCCCATGTGCCAGTGGCAAGAGCAATGTTTCCTAATCCCAGAGCTGTGCGTTGTGCTGCAGTGTTGACAGCGCCAATCAAGCTGCGACCAGCCGCAGTGCAACTAATTGATTCTGCATTGCCAACACCAGCGCCAGAGCGTCCAACAATGGTATCGCCAGCAATGCTTTGAAACTTGGCAAACGTTACAGCATTACTAGCAAGCTTGGCAGAGGTGACACTATCAGCCGCAAGTTGAGTAGAGCCCACTGCATTTGCAGCAATCTGTGTTGACGTGACACTACCCGTCCCCAAACTGGCAGAAGTAATCACACCAGCGGCTAGCTTGTCTCCTGTAACGCTTGCATTAGCAAGCTTTGATCCGTTTAAAGTAGAATCATCTGCCAGTCTAAATGCAGCTTCGGCTAAATTCTTTACAGTGACTTTTTTTGTTTGACTAACATTAATATCAACAATAGGCAATACATCGCTAGAGGCAACACCACTGCTGCTAATTTCAAAAAGTTCCGAAATTCTTTGGTCAGCCATGTTTTAAAGCGGCCCTAACAATACCATGCTACAACTAATTGTAGCCATTCACTGAACAACTGTTAATTCTTTCATCAATCAATCACTTCTTGCAACAAGAAGCCAAGTCCAGTCTCTTGGTTTTCTTCCATTTCAATCAAATCCAAATCTTCCTTGAGGATGTATTCACTTGGTACGCCCACCCTCACTTTGAACTCACCAGTTGTTAAGAAATCTACAGAGCAAGAAATAAGCGCATCGGATCGTATTGTTACTCCTGCTCTTGTAATTACAGCTTGCACTTCATAGAACACTTCATTTGCGCTTCCAGAAAAACTACTTAGTCTATTTTGAGGAGGAGATAATGATAGAAGCATGCTAAGTTCACTCCCCACGTCTAATCGCTGTATTGTTTGCAGCAAAAACAAAGGAGCCTCTTCGTCTTCAACCGTCTCATAGCTAAATAAGCATTCAATACTACCACTACCACTAATCAAACCCGCTGAATACTGCTGTCTAAATTTATCCGAAAGACTAGTTGTTTCAATGGAGGCCCTGTCTGTATTGATGTCATAAGAAACGACTGAGCCGAGTGCGTTATAACGACTATCACGCACGACAATGCTTGCAACAATTGGAGAAGTAAAGTCTGTAGAAAGTGCAATTTCATTTTCTCTATTATTATTGACAGCATCTACAAATTTGTTATAAAATCTAAGGCCACCTAGCTCATTGACATTGACATAAACGCGAAGATATTTTTGCACTTGCAAAGAAGTGGGCCAAGCGCTTGATGCAAAAAATGCTAATCCGCGAGCATCTTCCGTTGAAATAAATAGCTGATCACCAGTGACAAGATTTTCTTCACTCCCATTGAAATAGAGACGATTTAAAGTTGTATTAACTTCATCTGGGCTAACTGTAATTGGTAGATCAACTGCTTCTAGCGTGCTGCGCCGAAGCCGAACCATGCCAGTATGTCCAACAAAAAAAGTCATAATTAAACCAGCCCGGAAGTTTCGACGGTGGTCAATGCACCATTCACAGTGAATTGAAATGAAACACTAGTCAATTCGTTTGTAGACGATGAAATACTGGCGTTTGTAATCAATGCGTTTAGTTTGAAAAATTGATTAACCCCCACTTCAAAAGTGAGTTCCACTTGATTGGCATCTGTCACAGCGCCAGTTGTAACAATGTTTTCAAGAAGCTGAACTACGCCAGTAGTGGCCCCTGTATAGTAAGAAACAGTGGCGTTGCCAGTAGCGCTTGACATGCCAGCCGTGTATGTTTGAGCGGTATCTCCCAGCGCTGTGGTTTCGATGGGATCAACGGACACGTCCAATGCCCAGTCCCGCACTTTCGCCACTTCATTGGCGCCAAGTTTTAACTTACCAGTGCGTCCTGTATAAAATGGCATGATCTTATTTTGTTTGTTTCATCTTAGCAAGCTCTTCATTCTTCAATTTGATACAGACTTTCATCAAATTGAACAATGCGAGAAGAGGTGATTCCATTACTCTCTTCACAAGGATGCTCAATAGCTTTAATGGTCACTTCTCCTTCTTCTTCCATTGTGATTTCCGTCACGCGAAATACACGCTTACTAGTAATTTGATTGCCAAATACAACAAGCCAGTCTTCATAAGCAGAAAGAGCAGGGGCAGTATTGTTTGTAATAGTAATGCCAGGCTTTCTAAGAACGCCTTCTCCCCCCTTGTAAAGCAATGCATCAAAAGTGGCGCTATCAATATTTTCTGTCAATGGAATATCCAACGCTCCTCCAGCTCCAATCCTGCCCGCAGTCAGATTATCCCATTGATTCTGATCGGTCTGCACGTAAATATAAGAGCCAGGAGCTACGGGGCTTTCAGTGGGAAAAGTTTTAAATTCCACCGCACGTTTCGACCAACGCCTTTGAGAACAGAGCAACATGCCATAATTCAAAGCTTGCTTTCGTTGCGAAACATATGCGGACAGATCGAAAGTTTGCTTGATGCAAGACACTTCATCTGCATCATTTAAGCGCACTGTAAAGCTTGTATTGCTAGGAAATGGATCTCCTTCTGCAGAATTTCTATAAACAATGGTGGCAAGCAAGTCTTCCGTATTGTCTCCGTAATCAATAAATTCTTCCTTGTAACTGCCTTCCAAGATGTTGCCTTGATTAAATAAAGCGGAAATGTTAATCTGACTGGTTACTTGCCCACTAGCGTCAAAAGGCACAGCAGGCGCAAGAGATTCTTTGCCGCCAATTTTTGTAAATTCAAGCAAAGAAAAAGGCGCAACTGTCACCCAAAATTCACGCCATGATTGAGGATCAGCAATGATACCATCCATAAAGTAGCCATTTGCCCTGCAGAATTTCATTGCATTGCCAAGACTGTCTAAATTAATGCCATTAATATCAGCGTAAGCACCAATGCCATTTTCTTCGTCTAGCACGCTATCTAAGAAAATTTCTGGAGCATAACTAGTTGCACTCGTAGGAGTGGTATCATAGTTGCCACTATCACTAATCCTTCTAACTTTTTTACCTTTTGTCACATAAGCACTCAGCGTCCGAAGATCTTGAATGCCTTTTCCGCTATAAGCATTAAAACCAATCATGGAAAGACTGTCGTAAAGCGAAGCTTTAAATGGTTCTACTTGCTGCTCCGTAACGGCTGCCACTGAAATTTCCGGCCCTCCATCAAAGGAAAAAGCAATCTGCGTGTCTGAACGCATGGAGAAAACGCCCCATTCATCAATAAACCCTGGATTATTATTACGAGGAGGCAAAAGACGCTCTGTGGGCAGAATGGTGCCATGAATTGAGACATAACCTCCTGCGCCATTTGCTAATGGAATGTTTTGATTTTTTTGGCTGTTTTTATACGCACGTGTTTCAAGATAGGCCATATTGATATTTTGCCCGCCAAAATGAGTGCGTAACTCTGCTGGTAGATCAATAATTGGATCAAGCTTAAAAGTCCATTTCGCACGCTCACTTTGTGACACGAAGCGAAGACTCACAAAATTATCCACTTCAACGCCTCTTCTTATAGCAAAAACAGTTGGTACGCGCTGGTAAACTGTTTCTCCTTTTTTCTTGTATAAAAGCCAAAACATTGCTACACGCACGCGCAAACCATTGTCGGCATCTTTGTGCTTTTTTTCTTTGTATTCACCATATTTACTTTGCCTACCAGAAATTCGCTTGTACACCCTTGCTTTTAACGCAATGTCAACAACGTCGCATTTTGTAATGGTTGTATAAGAAGCCTCGTCTACTTTGGCCAAGCATTTCACGTCAAAATAATCATTAAATCTTTGGTCGTCTGCTAGCTGAAATTCAGTTTCAGTAATAATTTCCAGCACTGCATTGTACCGTAGCTGCCAATCAGCAAGACGAGCAATTTCCGCTGGTGTGTTAATTTGCGCAGCTAGTTTTAGCAAATTGGTTCTTGCAGTTTCTTGCGCCCTTCTTTCTCTCTTCAGCCGCCTTCGTTCGGTGCGTACATTCGTATTGGGATTGGTATCATACAGGCCCCTTAACGTTGCTCGCCGCGAAAGCTTAGCATATAAATCTTTTAGATCATTTTTTGCATTTCTAATTAAATTCTGTAGTTCTTTCTTGCGTGCTTTTTTAGTAGCAATTGACGCTTTGTAATTAGTTGGCTTAGTGTCTATTAAGTCTGCAATTTCATCATCTTTGTCATTGATTAAATCGCGATACCCCTTAATGGTATTTTCAATGCCGTCAATTTGAGTGATTAATGACGTAAATTGGCCGCTATTTTTGGCGGCATCATAAAGAGAGTCTTGATCAATGGTTCCTTGGAGAACAGCAGTAAGCGTCTCAATTTGATCATCCAGCACGGCAAGATTTGCATCAATCGCATCAAGCTGTGCTTGTTCCGCTCCAGTAAGAATCTCCTGCCAGTTCTTTCTTTCTTCGTCGAGAGCAACCAGCTCGGCTTTCTTTTGTTTTAATAAATCGTTTAATTCTTGCTCATTCTCCAAATAGCTTTTGGTTTGATAATCTTCTTCACACAAAATCCCGCTTTCAATGCATTCAAAAACAAACGTACCTTCTCCATTGCGCTGGCTAGTCTCATTTGCTTGAATGAGTTTAAACTTTGCTGCTCCCATCTTATAGACAGTTGCTGCTGTCATTGTACTAATTAACGCAACGCGATAATCCCTAGCGGCCTTCTCTACATCTTGATCAACTACGTTATCTGTTTCTTCAAAACGTAAAGTAAACGTTCTGCCTTGCGGAAAAGCCGGACGATTATTAGTTCCCAGCCATGATTGAGGCCAATAAATTCCTCTATCAACTGCAGAAATGCGAGTGCCTAAATCATCTTTAGCCCTACCAAGTACATCCCCTTTTTCATTTACGAGCTTGCCTTCTTCATCTCTTTCCAATACTTGCACATTAATTGGCACTACATCGTAAAGACCGAGAGAATTATTGCTAGAAGGAGAGAATGATTGACTAAAACCATCGACAATCGCTGAGCCTCCTTTATTTGCTCGATAGGCATAGTCAGTGCCGCCTTGGCCATCTTTGCTGGGATCTTGTTCTGCATTGCCAAGTGGAAGTTTAAAATCACTAAACTTTAATGGTCCACTTGAATTGTTGCCATACACCCAGTATTTTTGTCCGGGAAAATCCTCTAATGGAGCCTGACCAAAAGCAGTAAGTCCATAGTCATAGGCTTCAATATCGCCAGCACCCACAATGCCAAGCATTTGAATGAATTGCTTATTGCCAAAACTTTGCACTGCAGACCAGACCAAAGACGTGTTAATTCTGAGTCCGCCAGCATCTCTATTGTCTTGTTCCTTGTTCGTATAAACCAAATTTACTGGATCGCCATAACGCGCCACTTCTTGGAAAGAATTAAAGCCATAGCGAGGACCAAAAATAGCATTGCGACTTTGTTTGCCAACTTTTTGCTGCTCAGGAAGCTCCGGCTTGGGAGCCAACAATGCGGCACCTACTTGCGCGAGTGTGCCAACAATTGTTAAAACAATCGCAACAACGCCGACATCGTTTCGCACGTCATAAATTGTTCCCGCTTTCGCGTCTTTATAGTTCAGTCTTGCAAGATAAAATTGCCAATACTCCTCTTCCGTAATACCAAGCGCTTCAATTAATTGATGCTCGTAGGGAAGTAATTTACGCATCGGTTTTTGGCTTGAACCAGTTTAATTCTGTTGCCATGCTTGGCAGTAAAGCAATGCTAACACTGCGTCCTCGTGGTGCAATGCAAATAATAGAACTATTTACCATGGTTCCTAATGCACTACGTTGTCCCAGTATTGTCACACATCCAGACGAGGGATGATCAGTTCGTTCGGCGTTTTGCAAAAGCCAACGCGCCATTCTCAATGGAGGAAGAGAGTTCTCTTCATAGCATTCATAGGCCCAGTCAAAATCATCAGCATGATCATACAAGCCCAATCTTCGCCTAACTGCGCAAAATAATTGAAAGCAATCAGAAAAACCCTTGTCCCTATCAGGGTTTGCTCCCCATTTATATTGCAAGCCAATCAACTCATTCATTATCAACGAAATGCCACTTCAGCCGTCACTGGCAAAATGCCAGCGTTAGTAGTATTAAAAGTGCGCCTTGGAAAACTGGCTCCTACGCTATCCATCGCACTTCTAAACCGCAACTCCACAGTTGTATCATCAAACGATGCTCCCACGCCAACATAATATTCATCATACGATGCAATGGTTGAATAATTATTGTAATCAGCAAGGCTTTCTGTATTGCCAAGCCATGCAGTTTTAAACGCTAATCGGCTAAGTCTGTTACCATCGCCATCTTCGACTAAAGCCACTGTAAATTCACTATGCGGAAATAAAATCCTCAACAAAGAATTTTCTCCATTTAAAGAAGCAAGAGAACCCTCCGCTCTAAATGGCGCAAATTCATATAAAGGGACAGATGTGCCTGGCACAGCCACTTTAGACAGACTTCCTCCATGGAAAAAATTCTGGTAAGAATGAACAATGCCATTAATTGTTGTCAACTGTAGAAAATTGGCAACAATAATCTTTTCGCTCATGACAGCTCTCCGATCAGACGCACTGTAACATTATTAATCCCATTGAACACTGCTTCGATACTGGGAGGTTCAGCATATTCCCAAGAGATGCTATCAGGAGCCCTCAGTTCATCCACAAAAACACCACTCATGCCAGAAAACACTTCTGCCGGTAATGCAAATCTATCGACGCTACCATTTTGTCCATAGTAATGGTCAAAAATTTGCTTAGCAACAGTATCAGTGATATTGGTGAATTGAAGCTCTATGGAGTGCCCATATGCTTTATTGCCAAACACCCTTTTAACAGTTACCCCAGAAAGTGATCTATAAGTTTTTAATGGAAACTGCCCGGCTGAATAATTCCGCGATGCAGGACGAATGGAAGGGAAATCAGCCATTAGCGAATACCAATGCGAGAACGAGTGGATGGGCTTTGTTGTATCTTATCAAGAGCCATATTCATTCCTCTAGTAGCGCCCCCTGCAATCGATGCACGACGAGTTTCGGCCATAGCAAGTTCTAATTGCTCACGGCTTACATACTCTACGCCATTGATTTTGGTGCTTTCAAACTTGAGAGTGAGAGGAGCTGCTTGCGCCATTCCTAGTACGTTGCGCCCCATTAAATCACGAGCAGAACGCTCGCCATTGACTTGTACAGGAATAGCGCGACCATTAGGCAGAGGAACCACTGCTTCGTTGTAGCGACCTTCGCCTACGAGGCCAAGCGTGGGGCCTGAGACAACACCACCATTGGCAAAAGCTTTGAAGCCACCAAGTGCAATGCCTCCATTTGCATAACCAGTGGTAACTGCACCAAAGGTACCAGCGCTACCGCCAAAAAAAGCTCCACCACCACTAATGGTATTGCTCAATCCAAGTGCATCTGTGCTTTGGAAAGCATTTGTCGCAACTTTACCGCCTGCATAGCTAGGAACACCACCGCTACTACCTCCTCCGCCAAGACCTGCAAATAACTTCGCAATGCCGATGGCAATGTAAGTAGCAATCATCTGCGAAGCGGCTTGAGAAAGGGCTTGACCAACGCTTTGCAAAAAGCTTGCAAATACTTCTTTTGCACTAGCAGTGCCGGTAATCATGCTTGCAATGCCTTCAGTAAGAACATTAGCAAAAGCGGAACTAACGCCTTGAATGGCTCCTTGTAGCCCTTCAAAAACGCTACGAAGTTGCATTGCCGTAGTTTCAAGAGTAGCCATTTGCGTAGCATAATCAACATTACCTTTGGTATCAATCATCGCTTGCTCGAAAGCAGAAGCAGCTTCTCCGGTGAAACCCGCACGCAAGCCACCTCCAATCATGCCAATTTCTGTGCGTTTGTCTTCTAGCGCTTGATTAAGCTCTCTTTCTTTCCTTATTTCTTTTTCTATACCAAGTAAACGATCAAGCTCGGCAGCAAGCTCTATAATTTTCTGCTTTCTCGCCTCGGTGAGCGGAAGATCTTTTTCTTTTACATCCTTTAATTGCTCAAGAAGCATTAATTCTGCCTTTTGAGAATTAGTCACTTCATCTTCGGATGTATTTAAAGCATTGATCGCTAAAGTGACTTGCGAAATTTGCTTTTCGTAATCCTCTGTCATATTAAATAAATCTCCTAATACCACTTTGTTATATTCATGCTTTAAGCTGCTTCTTTCGCTAATGGCAGTTTGATTAGCTTCGGCCATTGCTAACTTGGCATCTGCTTGCGACATTTTTCCTTTTTCGCTTGCTACTTCTTTGAGTTGCTCCTCAATAATTTTTAGCCCATATTCATACTCCTTAGAAGCAATGCTCAACTCCTTCTGTCTGGCGCTTAGTTGATCACTGGTCTCAATGGCAAGCTTTTCTTCCCTTAATCGAGCTCTAAGTAGTTCAATCATCTTGCTGTTATAGGCTTGCAGTCTTGTCTCTTTTTCTTTTCCTGGTTTACCGCCTACAGCATCTAAACTCATACCAGCGCCTGGTCCGCCAAACTGAATCCCCTTGGGCAATGCTTCCGGCAATGCAGCGCTACCGCCGGTCGCCTTGAATTGCTTTTCAGCTTTTTCGTATCTAGCAGCCGCTTTGTCATATTCAATCTTGTCGGACATGAAACCAATCTGCCCTTGCATGTAACGAGTACGCCCTGGGCCATATTTTTTCATCAATGCAAATGATGCTGTCATTTCTGCTCTTGACGTTCCAGCATCCGCAGCCCCAGTCATTACGCGTAATTGACGAATAACATCAGCGATATAATTAAATGCCGGACCTAATACCCTAACAATTAACTTACCAGCTTCAGAAGCAACAGAAACAATACCAGAAAAAACAACGGCAAAGTCTTGAGCCATTTGCGTTAGCTCGGCTTTGTTTGTCGTTACAAATAACGTAATATCCTTGATTGCTTGAGTAGTAAAATCTTGGAACTGAGAGCCTGCAGGCCCAAGTGCAGATCCAATAGCAATCTGCATATCATTCATTGCTTTTTCAAGGCGGCGACCGGCAAATTCAGGAGCAGTCGCTAATTGATCCGCAAATTTAGCATAATCTTCATAGTTTTGTTTTGCAAAATTAACAAAATCGCCTACAGTTACTTTGCCTTGCTCTAATGCGCTTTGCAATTCGTCAAAGCTCATCTTATTTGCTTGTGCAAATTTTACAACCGCACCAGGGAATCGTTCGCCTAATTGTCCACGGAGCTCTTCTGCCTGCACGCTTCCTTTGCTAAAGATTTGCACCACTGCTCGCATGGCGCCATCCACGTCTTCCATTGACCCACCAACGGAAGATACTGCAAGCACAACACCTTCTAAAATTTGCTGTGTTTCCTCAACGCTTAAATTATATTGCTTAGTGTTCACCCGTAATTGAGTAAATTGGCGATACACTTGTTCAATGGGAACAACAAGCGTATTACTACTTTCTGCAATTGCTTGTTGCGCTTCGGCAAAATCTGCGGCATCAATAGAAGCAAGCGCAAGACCACGTTGCAACTGTTGAATTGTAGCCGCTGATTTTGTTACGCCTGCAGTCATTGCGCCAAGATTATCAACTGCTTGGCCGATGGCGGCTCCCGTAAAGGCTCCAGGAACTCCTCCCATTAAGCCGCCAGCAATACCGCCAACAGCGCTGCCAACTCCTCCTCCTAGTCCTCCCCCGTAAAGAAACGCGCCACCAGCAGCGCCTAGTCGCTGTCCTCCAGTTAATGGACGACGGGTTTGCTTTTCAATTCCGCCTTCTACATTGATAATTTCTTTATTAAGCTGCTTCCATTCGGTTGTGTCAGGAGCTATTTCTTTTGCCCTGTTTCTTAAAATAGTAAGCTTGGCTTCAAGAGCATTTAAGCTTCCAGGAGCAAACGCGCCTAGGTTTTCTTGCATTTGAATGCTTTCAGCAAGTCTATCTGTCGCCTTAAGTTGAATATTAATTTGTCCAATTTGCCTTTGAAAATCTATCCATTCTGTAGTATTGGGCGAAATTTGCGATGCTTCAATGCGAGCAGCTTCTAGTTGTCTTTGTAAACGCTGGACACTGCCAATATCAAATGCTTCAGCTTGCGCACCCAGTTGAATTGCGCTAGCTTGCATGCCACCACGCTGTCGCGTACCTTCAGTAATGCCAAGAGCAGTGGCTTGCTGTTGAAACTTTCTGCTGCCAATAGGAAGATTGGCAAGCTTACGCTGCATCCGCGCAATTTGATTATCAAGCTGTCTAAATGTTGCATCAAGACTTGCTTGAAGAGGAGCGGCATCTAAGCTGATCTTGACGCTTTTGCCAGTACGCGCTACTTGAGCAACTTTTCTGTTAACTTCTTCAATTTCACGAACAATTCTGCTTGCATTGGTAGTGAAATCAATTGTATAGCGTGCCATTAGCGGCGTCCTCCCTGGCGAAGCATGTTTTCAACGATTCCTTCAATCTCATCCAAAGTAGGCTCGGTCCATGGACGAGCAGGAAGTTTTGTCCCGTTTTTGGCCGCCATGCCATCATGCACGCCTTCTGCCACTTCATCTTCCCAAATAAATTCAGTGATACTAGAACTAACTGGATCTCTCTTCTTACTTTGAAGCAATGCGCCAGTGTCAATAATATCCCTTGGAGAACTGACAACTTCACCATTCTTTCTTCTAGTAGTATTTGGCCATGCTTCTGTAAGAGGCCATTTGCTACTCGCCATTTGTTGATCAAAATCAGCATCGGCCCAATCCATCGCCATTTCAAAAGTGCGTTGACACACTCCCCTTAAGGTCATAAGCCTATTAACTTCATCTTCTCTCACCTTTGCGCCAGCCATACGCCGCGCATTGCGGGAAACTTTCATTAAACCATCTAACGCCTTGCCGATCATTGAATCAGCTTCAAATGCATTGCTTTCAAAGCGAAGCTGATAAGCCATTATTAATTAAGCCATAATAGCTCCAATCTAACATTTTCAACTAAGTTCAGCGCCAATCATGCCTACAATTGCTGCTGGTAATTTTTCATTTTTGAGCGCCCATTCAAGAGCATCTTTGGTTGATGGCTTCAATGAAGAAATGCCATCGTCAAGCTCATAAGGAAGAAATTGATCTAATTTAGCCTTGCCACCTTTCGCTCCCAATGCTCCCATTACAACCATTGCAAGCTTTGCAGTGCTAATGCTAGCCGCGTTTGTTCTTGCATGTAAAGTCTTATAACTTTTTTCAAGAACATCGGCAATCAGCTTTACAGGGAGACGCGCAAAACTGCTTGCATGAAACAATGGATCGGTCAATTGCAAAGAAGCTAACTGGCAATACACTTCCGTCCAGTCAGTGGCATTATTAATAGCTTCGTCGGCTTGCCTGGCAAGCCGCTCTGTTAGTTTTTTTCTGCTTCTTCCTCCTCTTGTTCTTTATTATTTTCTTGCCCTTTGTCTTCAACCGCCATAAATGCTTCCACTTGTTCTAGCCATGCCTGGGGAAGTTTTTGCGTGTCTTCAATCGTCCAGTCATCAGTGGCAGTCCATTTCTTGCCATCAAGAATTTCACCACGATTACGGAAAAAGATCGTAATAAGCTCACCAAATTGCTCTTGCGCAGAAGGCATGCTGCTCATCAAGGCTACTGCCTCTTCTGAGTATTCCGACAAAATACTTTCTCCATTATTATTTCCTTGAAGCATTGCAAATGCCTCATCTTGATCTACTTCCTTTTCAATGGCAATTTTCTTCGCCAAAGCAATAGCACGCAAAGTAAACTGTGCCCGCTTCTGCCCTTGCTCTTCACGCTTCCATGCTTCTTCAGCAAGCCAGCTACCAAACTTGCGGAGTCTTAAATGATTACCAATATTCTCATATTCCGCATCGCTAAGCAGGAAAATGTTTGAATACTTACTCATGGCCTTCTCTATTGCAGAAAGAGTCTAGCATTAGCAATCCGCAGTGGCACTCCGCTATTAATTGCTTTCAATGGTAAGCAAGCCTTAATCTTTTTGTCTTTATAAGAAAACGTTGCAAACGCCGGGCATTGAGAAAGAAAACATGCAAGACCAGTTCTGATTGATATATCGTCTACTTCCGCATCAAACAGCCAAACCTTTTCGCAACTACTTTTTAAAATTTTCACGATGCGGGGTAAATATTCAACAATTCTATATCTGGAATTCTAATGCGATACTGTCCATACACCACATCGGATTCTGGACGAAAAGAAAACTGCGCGTCTGGAAAACGTCTCGCCATTCTTGTTGCCGCAGTTTGCAAAGCATTAGAGCTAGTTGCATAATCTACCAATACAACATTCCATTGTTTATTGTTCTGCACTTTTCCAACCATCGCCTTGGGGGAAATAGAGGCAAATTCTTCAATCGTAACTTCCAGCCCTTTCACTTTCCATTCATTGGGAACACCTTGTCTTCCTACTACATAAACGGCTGGTAAAGTTGAACCATTGGGTAGAGTGTAAGTGCCAATTAAATTAGGAGATGCGGAAAGCAATTCAGTAACTGTTTCCCGAAGTTGTGCAATGTTCACAATAAAAAGCCTTCCTGTAAAGGAAGGCTAGCAAAGAAAAATGGGAAGATGAATTAACTATTGGGAGAAGTGGGAATGAGCGAACCAGTGTTCTCAGCATTCTGGTGAATGCCAATGCGACCACGGCTGATTAAATCGAAGGTGCATTCCACAAGATTGTCAGCAGGGTAGCTTTCGTTATAGTTCATCACGCGACCCACATAGGCCACGCGGTCATAGTAATAAGTGGTGCCAGAGGCGCCAAGTTGCTTGTTAATTTCCACGTACACTTCAGCGTTCTTGTCATAACGCGAAGAGCTGATCACTTGGAAGGCTTCGTCAAAGCTATTAGGCAGGAAAGTGGTGCCATCAACATCCTTCTGGAAGTAAGAAGTGACAGAGGCAGTAGCCTGGCTGGTAACAATCACGCTATCAGCGAAACCGCCGCCACCAAGCAGATAAAATTCTTGGTTGCCATCATTAAAGGCAACAGAAGCAGTGGTAGCAGCTTGTAGAGTATAAAGAGTGGGAGCCCCGCTCACGGTGAAAGTGGCGCCGCTCTGGGTGATGACAGGACGCGCTACGCCGCTGATCGAGCCAACGCGCACAATCACGTCTTGGCTCTTCACCAGCTCAGTTGGATGGTAAAGCATGAGAAAATCCTCAGCGATGAAAGAAAAGAATGATTAAGCGGCAAAGGCTTGATTTAGTCAAGCATTGTCAACGCTTCCTTTGCCAATTAGTCTAAAAATTCCCCTAATTGGCGTGCCCAAGAATTGCCAATAATGAATAGCAATTTCTTCGTTTGGTAATAATTCAAAACGCCCTTCTCTTCCATTGATTGTTGCTTGAGCAGAATCACCAGGAACAACTCCAGAAAGCGTAAGCGGAGAAGTTAAGCGACCCTCCATGTAAACAGCAGTCTGATCCGCGCCAAGCAAATAATCATACTGAGGATTACGTTTTTGTCTTAACGATGCATAGTAAGTAACGCCCGTTGCAACTGCCACATAATTCCCTGTTTCATTGTCAAGCGCATAGCCTGAAGCCACTGACCATACCAAAGTGGAATTAGCAAGTGGCTCCAGGAAGTTGCTCATACAACAAAACCAACAGAAGAAGAAGGGAGCGTATTCAACATACGCTTGAACTCTTGACCATATTGAGTGGCATCTAAACCCTCGCCATAAACCTTGCCTTCAGTGGCACCAATTTGAATACCCATCTGTGCAAGTTGAATGGCAATGATATGAGCAGCAAGAAACTTAACCGCCCTGTCAGTTTGTTCCCCAAATACATCTGCAGAAGCGTCGTAAGTTGCTTCCGAGATGGCACCATTTACGATTCCAGATGGATGGGGCGTGAATTCAGGAAACCGCTCAAGAAAACTCGCATAAGTGACGGCCATAATCAGGCTTTCCCAATGCGGATGTTTTCAATGCGCTTATTAATAGCGTTACGCACCCTTACGCGACCTTCGATTTTCTTCCAGCCATTCAATTGATCCGGGTCATGAATAAGTTCAATCATGCGGATGGCTTCTACCATTGGCATTTGAGAAAGCGTCTGCACATCTTGCGGAATGTCTTCCACCATAATTTGCTCGCGCACTTCCTCAATGGCTCCAATGTTCATAAGACGCTTGACTGCCTTATTTTCACGAGCCACTTTCCATTGGCCTTCAGGAATATCTTGATTAAGGCCAGGCGTAAGTTGAATCATGCCTGTTTGCGTAATAATGCCAAACCCGCCTTCACGGGGCGGGTTTTCAAGTTCGGGACGATAAGCAATGAGCATTGTTCAAAAGAAACAATTGTCCATAGCTTAACGTCCCTCTCTTGTTTAACTATCCTCAGGCGGAAGCCTGCACGTAGATAACACTCTTGGGATAGTACAGAGCCACACCACCCACGCGAGCGTGAGCGGGAACAATGAACTCAAGACCACGCTGTTGAGGCGGGAAAAGTTCCAGCGGCTGAGGAATGTGCAGTTGCACTTTCTCGGGATCGCGCTTGTACACAACCATGCGATTGGTATTCAGCACACTATTGCCAGCATCCAGTTGGTTGATTGGTTCAACATTGCGGATGTAGGGGTTGGTGCGCAGGAAGTATTCCAGCACGGTCACGTCCGAAGAATCGGAGTTGCGAGTGGTGCTCACCTTGTTGTAATCCTCATAAGCCATGAGGATAGTATCGGGCTGCTCCTTCATCTTGGAAGCATTGATAATGGCGCTCACGCCATAGTTCAGCAGCTCCAGCATTTCCTGAGCAGTGGTGCCACTATCAGTGAACCACTTGTCAGCAGCAACAACGTCCACGGTGGAGTTGTTGAAGAAACCAGACAGACCAACGGTGCTTTCACCGAACAGAGCCACTTCTTCCACCTTCTCTTCGTAGGCACGACGCACAGCAGCAGCACGACGCTGCTCCAGAGCGATGTTGGCCATTTGAGCGGCACGCAGTTCCTGTACGGTATAACCAAAGGAACCACCGAAGGAGCGGATGTTGATGCTCTTCTCAACTTGGCTGATGTCAGCACGGGGCAGATCATCAGCGGCATCAGCAATCAGCTTGAACTCACCAGTGGAGTCCATGATGCGATAGGTGAAAGTCTGAGCGCCAGGGCCAGCTTCACTAGTAACAGGCAGGATGGTCGGATACTTAATATCCGCATACTGCACTTCAAACACTTGGGGGCGGATGTACTCAAGCTGACGCTCAAGGAACAGACCCGCGTCATCCATACGGAATTCAGACATTGTTAGGGCCTCC